CTATAGAAGAACGCACAGGAAGTTTTACAGTACCCCCTCCCCAAAAAGAAAGAAGGTGAAAGCATATGGAGAAAGCTAAACGCATTAGGTCGGAGGTAACGAGACTTAAGAAGATTTACAAAGACATAGACGAAAACAAGAAGAGTACGGTACAAGGGTTAATACAGCGCGCAGCATATATGCGAGTAACCTTAGAAGACTTTGAAGAGGATCTTGACGCAAATGGATTCACCGAACAATTCAGCCAGGGCAATCAAGAACCATATGAGCGCAAGCGTCCCGTTGCCGACCTATACAACACAATGAATACAAGTTACCAAAAGATAATTAACCAACTATCTAACCTTCTACCAAAAGAAAAGATAACGGATCCAGACGATGGGTTCAATTCTTTTATTGAGGGGAAGGATGAATAATGAGGCCACCGATTAAATACGGTGATACATATAACCCGATATTTGAGTATTGGGAATGGATAGAAGAAAATAGAAAGCTAGATAAATGGGTAGTAAGCCAAAAAGTGTACAAGGCATATAAACACATAATAACGTTTTTGAATGATATAAATTCTGAATGGGATTATTCTTCAACCAAAGCAAATCATGCAATGGAGTTTATAGAAAACTACTGCAAGCACTCAAAAGGTGCATTGGGTGGAAAGCCTTTCATGCTGGAACTGTGGCAAAAAGCCTTAGTTGCTGCAACATTCGGTATAGTAAATAAAAACGATAGAACTAGAAAATATAGAGAAGTTTTACTTGTTGTTGCACGAAAGAACGGAAAATCAACATTATCCTCTGCCATCGGGTTATATATGCAAGTTGCTGATGGAGAACCGGGCGCAGAGGTTTACGCGTGCGCTACAAAAAAGGACCAAGCGAAGATCATATGGCTAGAAGCTAAAAGAATGGTTAAAAAATCGTCAATTTTGATGAAAAGGATTAAAACCCTTGTATCGGAATTGATTGCAGATTTTAACGATTCTTTTTTTAGACCTCTTGGGCGTGACAGTGATAGTTTAGATGGTTTGAATGTACATTGTGCCTTATTGGATGAGATACACGCATGGACAGATGATAATTTATATGACGTTATAGTTGATGGTACAACCGCAAGAGAAGAGCCGTTAATATTCATTACAACAACAGCCGGAACAGTAAGAGAACATACCTACGATATCAAATATGATGAAGCAGAAAGAATCATAAACGGTTATGAAGATGAAAACGGTTATCACGATGATAGATTTCTTCCAATCATATACGAACTAGACAACCGCAAGGAATGGCCCGAAGCTGATACATGGATAAAAGCTAACCCAGGGCTAGGAACAATTAAGAAATTAGATCAGCTGATTAATAAGGTTAAAAAAGCAATAGCCAATCCAAGACTAGTAAAAAATCTACTATGCAAGGATTTCAATATACCAGAAACAACCTCAGAGGCATGGTTAACATTCGAGGAAATAAATAACACCGCAATGTTCGACCTAGAAGAATTAAAGCCAAGGTACGGAATAGGCGGCACTGATTTATCAAGTACAACAGATTTAACAGCAGCCAAAGTAATCTTCCAAGTTCCAAACGATGAACATATTTATGTTATGCAAATGTACTGGATTCCAGAGGACCTAGTAGAACAAAGAGTAAGAGAGGATAAAATACCGTATGACATATGGATAGAACAGGGGTACATGAGGACTTGTCCAGGGAACAAGAACCACCCTAAATATGTTACAGAATGGTTCAAGGAAATACAGTATGATCATGATATTTATATACCGTGGATAGGATATGACGGATGGAGCGCTGACTACTGGGTTGAAGAAATGAAAACTTCATTCGGACAAGAAAGCATGATTAAGGTTATTCAGGGTAAAAAGACATTATCAAGTCCGATGAAATCACTTGGTGCCGACTTAAGCAAAAAGCTAATCGTATACAACAATAATCCTATCGATAAGTGGTGTTTATGCAACACAGCAATAGACATAGACAAAAATGATAATATACAGCCAATTAAGACAAGTAATCCAAGAAAGAGAATAGACGGAACCGCAGCTTTATTAGATGCATATACGGCACTACAAGAAAAATTGAACGATTATAAGGGACTTATATAGGAGGTGAAAAAGTGGGTTTATTTGAAAAGATATTTACAAAGGCAGCGCAAACAAAAGCAGTAGACGGATATTTTAAGACATTAAATGCTTATACTCCATCATTTACCACTTTTAACGGCAGCATATACGAAATGGAGTTAACAAGGGCAGCAATACATAGCTTTTCTACTCACGCAAGCAAGTTAAAACCCGAGATACAAGGAAATGCCTATAAAAGCCTAGAAAAGACATTGCAGTTCAAGCCAAACCCATACATGGACACGACAAAGTTTATTTATAGGCTGGCAACGATACTAAGCGTAAATACAACTGCTTTTATTATCCCATTATTCGGCTCGGACTACGAAACAATCGTAGGTTATTATCCGGTTCTACCACAGCGAACGGAAGTTATATCAGTCGGCGGAGATCCGTGGCTTAGGTATACGTTTAGTTCAGGGCAAAAAGCATCAATCGAATTAAGCCGAGTTGGAGTATTGACACAATATCAATATAAAGACGATTTCTTCGGTGACGGTAACGATGCGCTACTACCTACAATGCAGTTAATGGACATACAGAAGCAAGGGATTGTTGAGGGCATAAAACAGTCCGCCATGCTTAGATTCATGGCTAAAATAGGGCAGACAATACGCCCGGACGATATGGAGAAAGAGCGTAAAAACTTCTCAATGACTAATTTGTCCGTAGACAACACAACGGGCGTAATGATGTTCGATGCCAAGTACTCAGAGGTAAAACAAATAGACAGCAAGCCTTTCATTGTAGATGCTGATCAAATGCAAATAATCCAGACCAATGTATACAACTACTTTGGGACCAATGAAGACATTCTTCAAAACAAATTTGATGAAACCAAATGGAACGCGTATTACGAGGGGAAGATTGAACCTTTTGCATTGCAATTAAGCCTTGTAATGTCAAACATGACATTTACACCAAAAGAACTAGCATTTGGAAATCAGATCATATTTACGGCTAATCGAATGCAGTATGCTTCCAATCAAACAAAGCTTCTAGTATCTTCACAGATGTTCGATAGAGGGATATTAACAACAAACCAGGTTATGGATATCTGGAACATGGCACACGTTGAAGATGGAGACAAGAGATACATTAGAAAAGAATATACAGAAGTCAATAAATTAGGGGAAGGTGATGTGATAAATGCCACTGACAAAGGACAGGGAATACCGACAGTTACAGATACTACAACCGAAGAACCAACAGCGACAGCTTGAAAGTGATTATTATGTCGAGGGGTACGCAACAACATTCAATAAGCCGTATCTGCTTTATGAATATGACGGAATTAAGTACTACGAAGTAATTGACCGCCACGCATTAGACGGAGCGGACATGACAGATGTAATCATGCAATATGACCATAGCGGAAAAGTTATGGCGAGACAATCGAATAATACACTCTTACTTAAGGTCGCGGATGGCGGTCTTTTTGTTTGCGCTGACTTAAGTAAATCGGCAGCCGCTAAAGAGTTATATGGAGAAATAAGCGAGGGGTTAGTTATTCGAATGTCGTGGGCGTTCATAGTTACAGAAGACAAATATGACAGCCAGACAAGAACAAGAACCATTATGAAAGTTAGTAAAGTTTATGACGTGTCAGCGGTTTCCATACCGGCAAACCAAGATACTGAAATAAGCGCACGTTCCTACCTTAACGGAGTGATTGAGGTTGAGAAGCAGGAGTTGCTAGAGCGCAAAAGGAAACTATTAAAACTACACCTAGAATTGGAGGACTAAAAATGAGATTAGATGAAATTGAATTAAGATTATCAGCCATTAAAACAGAGATCGATGGTGAGGGTGCGGATTTAGACGCACTCGGAACAGAAATAGCAAGCCTGAAAGAAGAAAGAAAAGGCATCCTGGATAAGGTAGAAAAAAGAAAGGCGTTGTTAGAAGGCGTAACAGGAATAACCGATCCGGTAGTTATTAAATCGTTTAAGGAAGAGGGAGAAAAGAGAACAATGGAAAAAGCATACAACGCAGAATCAAAAGAGTACAGAAATGCATTTTTAAAGAACTTGGTTGGCACAGCCATGACAGTTGAGGAAAGAGCGGCATTTACAGCGACTACACTTAATACAACCGCTGTGTTGCCTACAACAATGTTAAACGAAATTTGGGATCTTGTTTCTAAACAGCACGTTATCATGGGCGATATCAAAACCTATAGAACTGGTACGATTCTAGAAGTAATCAAACATACTGCTATTACACAGGGTAAGGCTAAAGTAACGGCGGAGGGTGTTGCTAACGATGATGAAACAAATACATTCGTAAAAATCACACTGTCCGGTAAGGACTTCTCTAAGCATGTTGTAATTTCATATGCAATGGCAGCTATGTCTATTGACGCGCTCGAAAGCTACTTAATTAGCGAAATTGCTGCAAATATCGGAGAAGCATTGGCAGACGACACAATTGCAACGATCAAAACAGGTACCGCGGCAGGAAATAAAATTGCTTCTACTGGCGTTAAGGTAATTACATATTTGGAAGTTGCAAAATTATTTGGGTTGCTTAAAAACGTGAACGGAAGAGTTGTTTATGTCAATAATGCAACATTCTACAATTACATCGTATCTATCGTAGATACAACAGGCAGACCAATCTTTCAGGCTACAATGCAAGACGGAGCGCAGGGCGTATTATTAGGCGCGCAAGTAAAGATCGAAGAGTCAGTTGCAGATAACGATGTTATGGTTGGAGATCCTCAGAAAGTTGTTTGTAATATGGTGCAAGATATCCTTATTGAACAAGACAAGGACATTAAGACGCACACTAACATTTACGCAGGATATGCGAGAGCTGAAAGCGCACTCTTAAACGATACTTCGTTCGCTGTAATGACTGTGAAGTTGGTGTAACAACAAATTTATGGGCGGCCTAAAAACCGCCTATTTTGAATTGGGGTGAGATTATGTCATTAATTGCAGATGTAAAAGATGTATTAAGGGAAAGCGGAACCGGCTCAGACGTTGAGATACGAGATTTAATTGAAGCTGCTCAATCGGACTTAATACTAACAGGATTAAACGCAACAAAAGTGAATGCAGGAGACGCATTAACAAAAAGGGCAATCATGCTATATTGCAAGGCACATTACTCATATGATGACCCCAATATATCAGAACGGTTCGAAGAACAGTATTCTACTCTTAAAACTCACCTATCGCTATCGTCTGAATACACAGAGGAGCCAACATGATAATAGACAGAAGAAATAAAATCGACTTTCTTCGCGTTAAGTTGGGAACCAATGGAAAGCCAGAATGTGACGAGTACGGAGAATTGACAGGAGAATATGAAGTTATAAAATCTGGGATATGGTCAAGCAAAGATCAAATTCTAGGCAACGAGTATTTTTCAGCGCTCACGATAGGATCAACAGTCGAGGTAAAGTTTAATACCAGATACATGCCAGAAATTGACGATACGATGCGCATTAGGCACGGAACAAAACTATATGAAATATTGTCTGCTATTGATGTTAAATCAATGCATAGAGAACTTCTTTGCTATTGTAGGGCGGTGAAATAATGCAAGCAACCTTTAAAATTGAAGGTATGGAAAAATTAATACACGATATTGAAGAACTTGGAAAACTACCACAAAAGCATGTTACTGCAGCGGCAAGAAAAGGCATGACAAAGGTAAAGAACAGCGCAAAGTCAAGCGCTCCTTATGACACCGGAATGCTAAAGCAAGGCATAATCCTAAACGGAGAGAAATCTAGATACCGTGGGAAAAAAGTGTATGAAGTAATATTTGACCCTAAGATGAACGATGTCTTCCAAGGCAAATCAAAATTTGCTACCAAGAAAGTATTGCACAGGAAAAACGGAAAGCGTTGGATCGCTCACGAACTTAAGGATTATTACTATCCTATTTCACAGGAATACGGCTACTTTTTAAGAAATGGCCAATATATGCCAGGGCTCAGATTTATCCATGATAGCCTAGTTAAGAACGCAGAATTGATCGCGGTAGTAATGACAGAAGATATGCAGAAAAAAATCGATGCAGAAATCAGAAAGGCGGGATTGAGATAATGGAAAGTGTCTTAAGATACGAACTTGAACAGCATATACCAAGTCTTGTTGGAAACATATACCCAACACACGCACCAGAAACCTCAACAAAGCCTTATCTAGTTTATGCAAGGATTAATACAGATACAGTAGAAACCCTTGAAGGGTACACGGATAAGCAAGCACTCAGTTATATGTTTTCTTGTATGGCGGTTAAATACGGAGTTATGAAGAGTCTTGCCAATTCGGTAGAGGCCCTTTTAAAATCGTTTCCTCTGACTTCCATTGGAGAAGAAAACGTTTATATAGAGCAAGTGAAAATTAACAACGTATCAGAAACTTGGGAAAACGAGTTGGGAGTTAATAGAGGAATTATTGACTTTACAATCTACATTTAGAATGGAGGAACAAAGAAATGGGAGCAACTAGAGCATTAGGGACCACGCTAACCAAAGGTACAACAGCAGCGGTAACAATCGGAAATCTGACATCTATTAATGGTGTCGAAATTAAGGCAGATACAATTGATGTCACAAATTTAGCTAGCGCGGGTGGATATAAGGAAAGCATTGGCGGGTTTAAGGATGCAGGCGAAGTTTCAATTGAAGGATTTTTTGACCCCGCTACAACCGCAAATCAGACAGGGTTACAAGACGATCTTGACGATGGAACCGCAGACGATTATTCTATAAACTTCCCTACAACACCGGCATGGGGATGGAAGTTTAAAGGCATCGTGACAGGCTTCAAAGTTGGAGACGCAAAGATGGACGGAACAATTGCTTTTGCAGCTACAATCAAGATCAGCGGAAAGCCGGTTTTAGCAGTAATAGCATAAAAATTTTGGGATGGGTTAACAGCCTATCCCTTTTCTTTTGTAGGAGGAAGTACGAAGTTTACATTAAAGTCATCGGGTTGCAAGTGTAAGGCCTTTATAAATAATGACGATGTTTTGAAGGGAACTACCAATGTAAAAATAGAAGTAGAACCAGGACAACTTCCAATGATAACAATGGAAGTAATGGCAACCGAGCAAGACATAGTATTTGAAAATTCTAATTTATTTATAAAAATTGGAACTAAGAATTACAGAATAATGGAGGAAAAATAAATGGAATACCCAATCACATTGGACAAAGAAAGAACTTTGAAGTATGGAATGAGGGCGCTTGATCAGGCCGAGAAGAAAACAGGGGTTGCGGTTGTAGGAATGAATCTCAACAACCTAACCATGAACCAGATGGCTACATTAACATGGTGCGGATTAACCCACGAAGACAAGAACCTAACGGTTGGAAATGTAATGGATCTTATTGATGACTATTCAAACCTAAGCGATGTTATGGAAGTTGTCGGAGAAGCAATTGCAGAGGCAGTCGGTGGGAAAACAGAAAAGACCGAAGAAACAGACGAAAAAAACTAACATGTGGCAGCGAGCAAGCATCTTTTGATATATACGAACAAATGGAACTTGCTGCCACTATAGGAATGCCAATCACGGAGTTCTGGGAGATAACTCCTTACGAACTGTCGGTATCTATAAACGGATTTAATAAGCGCAAGGAAATGGAATCAGAAGAATACCTGGTTAAACACAAGCAGTTGCAAAACCTTCTTACAGTACAAGCATATCAGATAGCTACATGGGTATGGAAACGACCAGAAAGAAGCGAATTGCTAGAAATACTTGGCGAGAAAGAAACGCCACAAGAAAACGAAGAAATGACAAACGAACAAATGCTTGCAACAGTAAAACTGCTAAATCAAATGTATGGGGGTGATGTTATAGTTGGCACAGAAGAGTAATTTTATAGTCCGTGGCGGTTTAGATATGACTAACTTCCAGACAGGCATGGTTAAGGCACAGACACAGCTTGGAACATTTCAAAATAAGATAACGAAATCATTCAGTGCAACCCAAGGCGGAATAAGCAAAGCATCTGGCGGAATATCAAAGGCTATTGGTCTTATATCGGTGGCAGTAAGCACCCTTGCGATTGGCTCATTCGTAAAAGATAGTGTTGCATCAGCAATGACAGTAGAAAGTTCAATGATGCAGTTATCTAGGATTATGGGTGACAGTTCTTCGGCATTTAGTGATTGGGCTAAAAATCAATCTAAATCATACGGAATTGCAAGAGAAGAAGCATATAAATACGGTGCTGTTTATGGAAATCTTATTAGCGGTTTTTCGAAAAGCACAGCAGAGACGGAAAAATCAACAACGCAACTGTTAAAAGCATCTGCAGTAATAGCAAGCGCAACAGGAAGAACCATGGACGACACTATGGAAAGGATTCGCTCTGGCTTACTTGGCAACACAGAATCAATCGAGGATTTAGGCATCAATGTAAATATCGCTATGATTCAGTCAACAGATGCATTTAAGAAATTCGCGGGTGGCAAGTCTTGGAAACAACTTGATTACAATATGCAACAGCAGATAAGATTAGCCGCAATATTAGAACAGTCATATAAGAAATATGGAGACACACTCGCAAATACAACAGCAACAAAGCAGAACGCCTTTATTGCCACACTAAAGAACATTAAAACCAATATCGGTGATGCGTTTCTACCCATCTATAACGCTGTGCTACCTCCACTTACTGCCTTAGCGTCAAAGATCGAAAGCATAACCGCTACCCTTGCAGTATTTACACAGGCATTATTTGGATTCAGCATAAAATCTGACGCATCAGCATCAAGTGCAGAAAATCAAGCGGCAGCAATTACTTCTGTAGGCGATGCAGCAGAATCCACAGCCAAAAAGATAAAAGGAGCAGTATCTTCGTTTGACGAGTTGAACAATACAAGTTCTCAAAGCGCGTCCGGTTCTGGATCTGGTTCATCTACTGGATCTGGTTCATCTTCCGGAACAACCGAGGATAAAGGTAAAGATAACTTATCTGATTCACTTGAAAATATGAAGAAAAAAATAAAGCCAATAGTTAAAGCGTTCGGCGAATTAGCAGAGGCGCTTAAACCTCTTAAGGACTTTGTAGCGCAAGGGGCAATAGACTTCTATAATTTCTTTTTAAAACCACTTGGAAAGTGGGCCTTAAACGAAGGGTTCCCAGAGTTTTGCAGAATATCTAAAGAAGTTTTAGCAAAGATAAACTTTACCAAAATTAACAAAGCACTAGAAAGGCTAGAGAAAGCATTGGAGCCATTCGCGGAAAATGTCGGAGAGGGATTGCTATGGTTTTATGACCATGTGCTGTCAAAACTGATTATATTTACCGCAAATTATGTAGTTCCTACTTTTTTGAACGCGTTGGCGTCGGCTATCGAAGCCATAAACACGGCAGTAGATAAATTTAAAAATAGTGATGTAGCTAAAACTATAACAGATTTTTTAGATGATTTAACATCTGGAGACTATGAGGCCGCCTTTAAGGATGGATTAAAACTACACTTGGAACTTAGTATAGCAATGGCAACAACTATAACCGAATTACAAACTATGGTAAATGATACGATCCGAAAGTCAATTTTTAACGAAATAAAATTATATATTACGTTAATTCAAGATGGACCCGCATTGGCATTAAAGGTGAATGACGTTATCAGCGATGCCGTAGTTGATTCGATTAAATTAGACATATCTTTTATCCCGACCGCAATAGAACTAATGAACAAGGTGAACAAATTAACGTTAGGCATTATAGACAAAGTGATTAATTATACGATTACATTCCCGCAAACAGCAGAAAAGTTAATTGAATTATGGACAAAACTAACCGTAGGATTAGTCGGAAAAATAGTTTTGTTTAAAGTTAATATACCTCAAATATGGTCCGATATATCCAATCCGTTTCATAATTTATCAGATCCATTCAAGGGAAAGAATGTAGAATTTAAAGCAAGCATTCCTCAAGTATGGAAGGATTTAAATGGTCAGTACATTGCACTAACTAAGTACTTCATAGGTAAAACGGTTAAGTTTATCGTAAGTCTTGAAACGGCATCTGGAGATATAAAGAAATTCATTAAGTCAATTATTGATTCTGTTAACAAAAATATTATTGCAAAGTTAAAGATTGATGCTTTAGGATTGCATCTTTCAGTTCCTCCACTTGTGTATCCTCCTGGCTTTGCTAATGGTGGATTTCCAACAACCGGCCAATTGTTCATGGCTAACGAATCTGGCCCAGAAATGGTTGGCAAGATGGGTAACAGTTCGGCCGTTGCAAATACAAGCCAAATCGTAGAAGGAATCACACGAGGCGTATCAAATGCAAACAGCGAAGAAGTCACTCTCTTAAAACAGCAAAATTCATTACTGCAAGCCATCTTAAATAAGACAGGCATTACCAAGGGTGGAATAATGGACGCGGTTATATCTCAGAACAATAGTGACATTAAATCAAGCGGTAAGAGCCGTTTAGGATTAGCATAGGGAGGATTAAGCATGGCGTTTTTAGGATATTTATTAAAAATCAATGGGACAATCTTCCCTAATAAATTCATAGCGATAGATAGTTACCAATCTACACCGAACCAAATAACCGATCTCGATAGCTACACAGACGCAGACGGAGTGCTACATAGAAATACTTTGCCACACACTAGAACAAAAACCGAATTTAATACTCCATATTTAAGCCTTGCCGACAAAAAAACGGTTCAAGGCTTTTTTTCTAATCGAGTTTCTTTTACTGCAGAGTATTGGAACGATGAATCAAATTCCTATAAGACTGGAAAGTTCTATGTTCCAGACCTTACGTTCTTGATCTACAGTATGACCGAAAATGACATCTTATATAAGCCTACAAGAATAGCGCTAATCGAATATTAAGGGGGAAAATTATGTTAAGTATTCCAGACAATATAAAAGAATTATTTAAGCAAGATAGTATACCAAAAACACTAAACATATACTTCCCCGAAATCGATCTGACAATTTACCACGACAAAGTATTAAGCGAAACGCTCGAAATCACGGAACGCTTATGCTCGGACGTCGACTTGACACTTGGATCATGCGAAGGAAGTCAGATATCGGTTATAGTAGCGGACATTTTGCAAGACGTAAGCGGAAAAATCGTTGTATTTACGTTAACCGTTGGTGAATATACGGTCCCACTTGGAACGTATGTTGTTGACAGCGTTGAAAAGCAAAGTGACTTAAGATACAAGAAAATCACAGCTTATGACAGTATGAAGAAAACCGACACCGATGTAGTCGCCTGGTACAATGCCTTGACCTTTCCAATCACGCCTAAATCAATGCGAGAATCGTTATTGACCTTTCTTGGCCAACAGTTTGAATCGCAGACGTTACCTAATGACACGATACAACTCACCAAGACCATCACGCCGACCTCATTGATTGCAAGGGACGTATTAATACGCCTATGTGAGATTAACGCGGGATTTGGCCATTTTACGAGGTCAAACAAGTTCAAGGTGATTCAGCTAAGTGGATTAGGCCTATTCCCTTCGGAAAGTCTTCTACCATCCGAAACACTTTACCCCGCAGAATCATCCGAAACAATGACCTCAGGCTATAAGTCAATTGACTATGAAGAATATACGGTTGCAACAATCACTGGAATGAAAATATCACAATCAGATAGTGACGAAGGAGTTGTCGTTGGTACTGCGGATAATGTCTACATAATCACAGAGAATTTTCTTCTTTACGG